TTGAAACAGATTACAAAGAGTACATACAAGATGTTTTTAACTTTAGAAGAAGACTAATAAAAGTAACTGCATACCTACCAATGAAAGTGTATTATAACTTACAACTAAATGACTTAATAGAATTAGGACAAGATAGGTACAAGATTAATTCACTAACAACAGATTTAACAACTGGTAAAACAGAATTTGAATTACTAAACACAATACTATGATTAAGAATATAATTGACTTACTACAAGTTGTTGATGGTGATACTGAAAACATAAAGATAGCACAAGGTAAATACAAGTTAGCAGCAACCTTAAAAGAGGGTTACAAACAAATAAAAAGAAATAACAAATGGCAAAAATAGTAGAAGTTGAATTAGTTGCTAAAACTGATAAAGCAGTTGACGGGGTTAATAAGGTTGAAAAGGCAGTAGAAAAAACTGCAAGGTCTGCTAAAAAAGCTAGTAAAGAATTATCTGGAATGCAGCAAGTTGGTAATGAAGCTGTAAAAGGTTTAGATAGACTAACTGGTGGACTTGCATCTAAATTTGTTGCGGTAGGTAGTGCAGCAAAGTTAAGTGGTAAGGCTATGAAGACTGCATTAATATCTAGCGGTATTGGTTTAGCAGTTGTGGCGGTTGGATTACTTGTTGAAAATTGGGACGCTATATCAGAAGCACTAGGTTTTGTAAATAAAGATTTAGAAACACAAGCAGACCAATTAAATAAAAACATTGCATTAAATGATGAACAACTTAAATCATTAGACAATCAAGAGCAAATACTTATACTACAAGGAAAAAGCACCGTAAGAATAAAGGAAGAAAAAAAGAAAATATTATTAATACAACAAGAAGAAAACCGACTTTTACTTGAAAATTATAAAACTCAACTACTAAAGGAACAAAAGCAACAACTAGAATTAAGTTTCTATGATAAACTTAAAATTGCGGTTGCTAGTGCAAGTGGTATTGCTGGACAAGGTGCTATAGCTAGAGCAAAAAGTTTTGAAAAATCAGCAGAACAAATTGCAAAACTAGCTGAAATACAAACACTTGTAACAGATGCCAAAACAAGGGATGAGCAATTAACTATAAAATTATTACAAATAGAAAAAAAGGCAGCAGATGAAAAAATTAAATCATCAGAAAATGCAGCCAAATTAGCAGAAGACGCTGAAAAAGCTAGAATTGATGCTATAGAAAGAATAAGAAAGGGTTTAATAGATACAGAAGCAGAAGAACGTGCAGAAAAATTAAGATTAATAAAAGAAGATTATGACCAACAAATACAACTAGCAGCCGAATTTTATGGTAAAAACTCTTTTAAAATATTAGAATTAAAAGCAGCACAAAAAAAAGCTGAAGATACACAACAAGATGAATTTGACTTAAAGGACAAAGAAAAACGATTAGCGAAAGAAGAAGAAAATCAAGAAAAATTAATTGGAAAATTAGAATTAAATAAAGAATTTGATAACTTAAATTTTGAAGAACAAAGAAATTTATTGAATAAAAGAGATGAGCAACTTTTAAATGATACTACATTAACAGAAGAACAACGAACAGCTTTAACAAAACAATTCGCAGAAGCTAGAACAAATTTAGCTGTTTCAGAACAAGATGCAAAATTAGCTACTTTAGATGCAGTTGGTGGTGGACTACAAGATTTATCAAGTATTGCTGGGGAAGAAACTGCTGCTGGTAAAGCATTAGCACTTGCAGCCGCCACTATAAATACTTATGCTGGTATTGCTGGGATTTGGGGGGCACAACCAGAGGGTACTGCAACCACCACTCTAATTGCTAAAATAGCTGCGTCTACAGCTGTTGCATCGGCTGGTTTTGCAGCGGTTAAAAAGATTGCATCAACTAAAGTACCAGCAACTTCTGGTGGAGGTGGTGGTGGTGGTGCCACAAGTTATTCTCCACCAAGCATTCCCGCTGCTTTTAATATAGTAGGTGCAAGTGGCGAAACACAATTAGCAGATGCAATAGGAAGCCAAACACAAAGACCAGCAAGGGCATATGTTGTAAGTAATGATGTAACAACTGCACAAGAAATGGATAGAAACATTATTGAGGGTGCAAGTATATAAATGCAAAATTAAAAACTAAACACGTTATATAGTTATGGCAATTGTCTATAAACATATTAGAAATAATAATGAAATATTTTACATAGGTATTGGTGTTTCAGAAAAAAGGGCATATTCAAAACACAGTAGGAATAAACATTGGAATAATATTACAAATAAAGAAGATTATAGGGTTGCTATAATTTGTGATGATGTTGATTATGAAACCGCTAAACATATAGAAAAATATTTAATAAAGTTTTATGGCAGGAGGGATTTGGGTTTAGGTACTTTGGTTAATTTTACAGATGGTGGTGAAGGTTTTCTTAATATGAACCTTAAAGAAAGAAAGAGGCGGTCTGTTGTGTTTACTAAATATAACAAAACACAAAAAGACTATTCATTTACACAATTAAGTGAATACAAAACAAAAATGTCAAAAGCAACAACAAATAAGGGTTGTAAAAAAGTAAAAAACAAACTAACAGGTCAGATATATAATTCTCAAAAAGATGCTTCAAAATCTGTTGGATTGAGTGTTTCATATTTAAGTGAAATGTTAAATAATAAGAAAATTAATAAAACTGATTTAATATGGAGTTAGATTTAAGAGAATTAATACTTGATGAAACGGATGATGAATTTGGTGTTGAAGCCATAAGTTTGGTTGAATCACCAGCAATAGAAGAAAATTTTGTTGCTTTAAAAAATCACGTAATACAATTTAAAACTATTGATGCTGAAAAAAGAATTGTAGTTGGACTTGCTTTGATACCTGAAAAACCAATTTACAGAAGGGATAAAGATGAAGAATATTATATATTTTTTTCTAAAGATACAGTAAGAAAAACTGCTGAATTATATTTAAAAAACCATAATAACAATAATGCAACTTTAGAACACAAATCAAAAGCCAATGGTGTTTGTGTTGTAGAATCGTGGATTGTTGAAGATGTAGAAAAAGACAAAACATTTTTCTATGGTTTAAATGCTGTTGTTGGTTCTTGGGCGGTTGTAATGAGAATAACAAATGAAGAAATTTGGCAAGACGTAAAAAAAGGAACTTATAAAGGATTAAGTATCGAGGGGTATTTTGCGGATAAAATGGAAGCACCTAAAGAAAAGGTAGAAGAACAATTAAGTGAAGAATTATTAAGTAAAATTAAATCTATATTAAATAAATAATTATGAAAAGTAACATTGAAAAAGTTTATAGCAAACTACCAAAAACAGAATTAGCAACAGAAAAGGTAGAATTGGGTTTAGTTGATGATTTAAAAGATTTAAATGTTCAGTCAAATAAAATAGTAGGTATTGTAAATAAAGATAGTAGCGATTTATCAAAATTATTTCAAGAAATAAAAAATTTATCAGATGATTTTAACAAAATAAATGATAGAAGAAATGATGATATTAAAAAAGGAAAATCTACGTTAAAAGAAATTAATACTATTTTAGACAAAACACAACAACAAGCAAAAGAGTTAGGTGTAGCACCAAGAGATATTCCTAATTTTGTTAAAACACAAAAATCAAGCGAAGAATTAAGGTCAGCAGTAAATGATATGCAAAAATATTCAAATATTAAATTATAATAAATGCAAAGAAACAACAAAAATAAAACCTTTATACCTAGTAGGACATCACCTACTGGAGGTAATCGTGCTTGTTTATGCTGGGATACTAACAAGTATTCTATTGAGTGTTGTGATGGATCTATGCAAGCGCAAGGAATTGGTGTAATAACAAGAACAGACTGAAAATGCAAAAAGTAAATTAATAATCGTTATATAAATAGTATGGAAAAAACAAAAATGTTAAATCAAATTAGAACACTTCTAAACATCGAGGTTAAACTTGAAGAAATGAAGTTGGAAAACGGTACTGTTGTAAGTGCTGAAACATTTGAAAAAGGAAGTGAAATTTTTATTGTCACAGATGATGAAAAAGTAGCAATGCCAGTTGGGGAATATATCCTTGAAGATGGTAGATTAGTAGTAGTAGAAGCAGAGGGTATGATTGCAGATGTTCGTGAAGTATCTGATGAAGTACCAGCAAAAGAAACAGAAGATCTTGAAGAAGAAACTGTTGAAACAGAAGTACCAGCAGAAGTTGCTACTGAAATTGAAGCAATCATTGAAGCAGTAGTTGAGGTTATTGCACCAGTTATTGAAGAAGTAAAATCTGAAATTGAAGAACTTAAAAAAGAGTTTGGAAAAATGAAGAAATACGAAGATGATAGCAAAGAAGACAAGAAAAAAGAAGAAATGTCTGCTGCTAGAAAACCAATCAAACACAATCCAGAAGCAAAATCAACACAAAAGAAACAAATGGAGTTTGCTAAAGGACAATTTAACACAACACTAGATAGAGTATTAAATAAATTAAACAAATAAAAATGAATAAAAGAAACGTAAATTTAGCAACAACCACTAACATCACTACATCTTATGCTGGTGAGTTTGCTGGTGAGTATATCGCAGCAGCTTTATTATCTGCATCAACTATTGATGATGGCGGTTTAACAGTAAAGGCAAACATCGCTTTTAAAGAAGTAATTAAGAAGTTATCAACTGATGCTTTGGTAACATCATCAACTTGTGATTTTACACCAACATCAACAGTAACACTAACTGAAAGAATAATTGAGCCTCGTGAGTTACAAATTAACCTCGAATTTTGCAAGTCCACATTTATTAACGACTGGGAGAGCCAGTCAATGGGTTATGGTCTTGGTCAAACACTACCACCAAAGTTTTCTGATTTTATGATTGCTCACGTAGCTGCCGACGTTGCACAGTCAACCGAGCAAAATATTTGGAGAGGTGATACCGCAGCAGCATCTGTAAACTCTTTTGATGGGTTTGAAAAGCTAATTGCGGTAGCTAAAGTAGCGGGAGATATTCCAGCAGCACAACAAGTAACTGGAGTTGCACTTACATCTGCAAACATTATTGATGAACTTTCTAAAGTAGTTGATGCAATACCAGCAACACTATACGGTAAAGAAGATTTATTTGTTTATGTAGGAACTAAAGCAGCTAAACTATATGTTCAAGCACTAGGTGGTTTTGGAGCAAATGGTTTAGGAGCAAATGGTGTAGCTAATATGGGAACACAATGGTGGAACAACGGAAGCCTAACGGTAAACGGTGTAAAAATATTTGTATGTCCAGGAATGTCTGATGACAAAATGTATGCAGCACAACGTAGCAATTTGTATTTCGGCTGCGGCTTGCTTAACTCATTAAATGAAGTTAAAATTTTAGATATGCAAAATCTTAATGCCAGTAATAATGTAAGATTTGTAATGCGTTTCACAAGTGCAGTACAATTCGGAATTGCATCTGATTTAGTTGAGTACGCATAATTAATTAATTAATCAATTGAAAGGGGTGGGTAGTTAATCTGCTCACCCTTTTTTTTTAAAACATAAAAAACAATGGCTTGTACATTAACAACGGGTAGAAAACTACCTTGCAAAAGTGCTTTTGGTGGCATTAAAAGAGTTTATTTTGCTGATTATGGTGACATTACTGCAATCACAGTAGATGCACCAACTGGTGAAGCATCATTTACGGGAACACCAACGTGGTATGAATATGACGTAAAAGGTAATTCTAGTTTAGAGACAAGTGTGACGTCATCTAGAGAGAATGGTACGACATTTTATACTCAAACTTTAAACCTTACACTTACTTATTTAGATGCTTTAACGCAACAAGAACTACAAACACTTGCAGTAGCAAGACCAAATATTGTAGTAGAAGATTACTATGGAAATAGTTTCTTATGTGGCTTTGAGAACGGTATGGAGTGTACGGGTGGAACGGTTGTAACTGGAGCAGCAGCGGGTGATTTAAGTGGGTTTACACTTACCTTTGAGGGTATGGAAGAAACTGCACCTTACTTCCTTGCAACTGCGGTAACAGGAGATGCAGCACAAGTAGACCCAACTGCATAATTAATATTTATTTTAAATTAGAAGCATCCTTTATAGGGTGCTTTTTTTTGTTTTTACAAATTAGACTTATTTATACGTTATATAATTGATGATACTTTTAAAACCACAAGCTACCAATAGATTTACAATTATACCAAGAGAGTATGTAACAAATGCTTATATGACTTTAAGAGATGATAGCACAAATGTTATTGTAGATTATACACTTGTACCAAGAGTTAATGGTGTAGGTAATATTACTATTGAAAATGATACTTACATTATATATGGTACAGAATATGTAAATTTAGTTGAGGGACATTTTTACGATGTAACATTGTATTCAGATGCAGAAAAAACAAAAGTAATATATAGAGATAGAGCATTTTGCACCGCACAAGCATATGCAATACAAGTTGATAACGAATTTTACAAAATAAATAAAGACCAATATACAACGTATGATGGTAGCAATAATGATTACATTGTAATATGAGAAAAAGAAACGAAAAAGGACAATTTAGCAAAACAAAGGTTTCAGAATTTGGGTTTGTTAATTTAAGTACTTACACATCACCAGAGGTTAAGGAAGTTAATGGTTCGGATTGGATTGAGTACGGAGCAGATAACAACTATTTTCAGTTCCTTATAGACCGCTACAATGGTTCACCTACAAACAATGCTGCTATTAATGGAATTAGCCAAGCAATCTACGGAAAAGGTTTAAATGCTACAGATAGCAATAGAAAGCCTAATGAGTACGCACAAATGGTTTCTTTGTTTAGAAAAGATGTTGTAAGAAGATGCTGTTATGACCTTAAACTAATGGGTCAAGCTGCTATTCAAGTTATATACTCAAAGGATAGAAGCAAGATTGTTCAGTTAGAGCATATGCCTATTGAAACATTAAGAGCAGAAAAGTGTGATGAAGATGGTAATGTACCAGCATATTACTATTATAATGATTGGGCAAACATAAAAAGAACTGATGACCCTTTAAGAATACCAGCTTTTGGTATGTCTAAAGAAAA